ATTCTTCAATCTGATCATGGATAAGTTTTTCCATGCGTCTTGAAGATGCTTCTGCAGGAGAAACCCTGAAAGCTGTAGGATCTAAAGAAGGCCCATCAACTAACTCATTCTCTAAAGCTTTGTCGAGAGGCACAACATCAAACTTACCACTATCAAATGTAGCACCAGGTTTAAGTGTTTTACCATCACCTGAAAAGCCAACATCAAAAGGATTATCACCTGTTTCAGGTGTAGCCTCTTCTGTAGGTATAGAAGTTTCTATGCCAGGTATAGGTGTATCATTGTCAAGATGAGCATGTTCAGCAACACCTTCTGGCATCTTAGTTGCTGAGATACCAATAGGAAATTTATTGGCTCCAAAAATAACATCCACAAGCTGACCAAAAGCAGCTAGAACTTTTGTCTTTGTTACTTTAACAAAAACTCTAGACTTTTCAGATTCTCTGAACCTAACGTCTTTGTCGTAGATACCACGATAATTATGATAAGCAGTTATCCATCTGCCTTCATCATTATTCCTGGCGGCTGTCGCCTTAACGTATCTGTCAGTCAGTAACGCAACAAGATTCTGTTGTAAGGTTTCTTCAAGCGAAAGCTCAAGCCCTTGCTCATTTTCTACCTTTTCAAAATAAAGTTCGTTTGCTGTTAGATTATTTTCTTCAGCCATGAACTAATGCTCTATTGATCAGGCGTAGCACCAAGATGCAAGAACTCAACAAGATAAGTTACTGTCGTTGCTGCTGTTGCAAGGTTATTAGCCAAAGGCTTCAAACGAGCATACAGAGTTCTTGCTGAAGCTGAATACAAAGTTGCTGCAATTACAATTGCTTCACTTGTTGCAGGGCCACCTACAACACCAGCAGTTACACCAGTACCAACAAAAGCATTGGCTGCATGACCATGTGAATTCTGAATAATGTAAAGTGGAGCATTAGCTACCCAGGTTACTGCTGATCCACCATCATCAAGAATAGCTTTCTCATCAATAAGCTGACCACCACCTGCGGCAGTACCTAAATCAAAATCAACATCGTCACCTGATGCTCCAGCAGTAACAATGTTACCAGCAGGAACTGCAATCAAATTACGAATAATAGTATCAGCAGGTTGCGTAAAACTTACATCATAAGTTGCATCTGCAGTTACTGCGATAGTACCTGTTGTACCAGAAGTCCAAGAAGTCATAAGATTGTCTGCAACCTCACGAACATCAGTTGTTCTAGCTGAGTTCCTTCCTGTGTCTCTGATATTGTAAACTGGGTTTGCCATTCATATCTCTCCTTTTAGATATAAGTCATTTTAGCTATCACTAGCTAATATTAAGTGCTGTATATTAGACAAATTTTAAAATTTTACAAGCTAGTAACCAAAAACACTATCAGCGGGTGTATAAGCCTGTTGTCGCCTTAAATCCCTCATCTGGGACAAAGGATCATTAACTCTTGGGCGAGACATAATCAGGTATCTTAAGGCATCATAGGCATGGTCTTGAGCCTTAGTGTCAACATCTTCAGGATTTGACTGATCCAAGGGTATACTTTGAAGTTCCCTGATTAGATTAGGGCAGGTATTAAATATCTGAATTTTGGGTCTGCCACTAGCTTGGATACGCATATATTCGTGTATCTGGATCTTACCCTGGATTCTGTTCTTATCGGCCCTTCTTAGCTTATGGCCCTGTTTAACAAGGGTTTCGCCAACTGTAGGTCCAGTGGTGCCTGTCCTGTTCCAGGCAGAAGTGTCAAGAACTCCTGAAACTGAAAAAGGATCTTGTAACTCCATGTCAGTAATAGCATAGCCCAGATCCTCACCAGTCAAGCCTTTTTGATATAGTTCTCTGTAAACAATAAGAGTGCCATCACTTGAATCAACAGTGGCCCATATACACGCAGACTCGCTGGCATAGCCATAGTCAATGCCTTTAGCCCTTTCCCAATTAAAAGGAATCTGAAAGGGAGGAATAACATGGTCTTCTAAAGTAAATTCAGTAAAGGCTGCACCTTCGTTGACATCCCAGTTACCCTCCAGTAATTGTTTACGTTGGGTAGGAGGAAGAGCCAATAACATCTTTTCATACCGACCGTCATTAGCTAAGTAAGGATTATCATCCAGTCTGGCAGGAATAAACTTACGACTTAAACCATCAGCTCCTTCAAAACTTTCATTTGTATCACAAGGATCTATATATCGCTTCTTAACCCAATGAGCGCCCACACCACCTGGGTTAGCAGTACAGCGCATATAGGGAACAATAGTGGCATCAGTAGTTCTGAGTCGAGAGGCTAAATAATTCCAACTGAACTCTGTTGGCAGGTGGGTAATCTCATCAAAGCCTATCCAGCTATAAGCTTGACCCTGATACCTGTAAACATCAGCATCCCGCTCAAGAAAGCCAAACTCTATCTTGGCTCCAGAGGGGAAATTCCACATTTTCTCAACTTCTCTGTATTTACAACCTGGAAAAGCTTTAGGATAGAGTTCTCTTGATTTATCAATCAATTCTCGCAGTTCAGGCATAGACCTTCTAAGGATTAAGGCTCTGTGGGCTTCTCGATGTGTATATCTAAGCGGATCAACCAACATTGCATAGGATTTACCACCTCCTGCAGCCCCACCATAGAGTACATCTGTCTCACTTGCTGCTAAGAACTCTGTTTGCGGCCCATCATTAGGCGCAAAGACAACAGCCTGTTCAATATCCTTCTTGAATACGTCAGATATGGGATCTATATCAACAATTTTGCCTGTAGTAGTCTGTTTTTCAGGATCTTCACTGAGTTTCTTAAAAACTCTTTCTTTTTCTCTGAGTCTGCCCCTTTTATTGCTTAAAGTACTCTCAAGTGTCTTAATTTTCTTACGAGCCTTAGTGATCCTACGCTTAGAATCCTTAGCATGTTTAACTTTGGAGTGATAATTGTATTGTCGGGGCTTTTTACCATCTCTTTGGAGATAATTAGAGAAGGTTTGGTGGGAAATCTTAGCTTCAGGAACCTTAGCTTTAATAAAATCTATAGCCTGACGCAAAGAAGAGAGTTCTTCAGTTTCAAATAGCTGTAAAGCCTCTTCAAGAGCTTCAAGATGACCAGGAATAGCCTCTAATAACTTAGATTCTGCATTGTAGACATATCCAAACGGGATAATGCCTTTACCTTTGGGCTTAGTTTTCGGGAATCTCATCATATTCACCATCTAAAGCAGAGGGTTTCTTGGCAGGAAGTATAAACAAAGACCCTGTATTATCAGAAATATTGTGATTAACATCCACTCTATCCATTTTACCCAGCCCTATTCTATCCAGAATCGTCTGTGCGGCCTGTATCTTAACATTTGACTGTGGGATAGGGGTATCAGAGTCCATCACCTCTACGAGCTTCAGAGCAGCTTTAGGAGCAGACTGAGCTAGTATCTCACTAGCTAACTCAATCATCTCAGTTTTTAAAGCTCTAACAACCTGTGGATAAGTTCCTGTAGAGTAACCCGCTAACTCAGCAGCTAATTTAGCATCGCCACCAGCTTCAACAAGATTATCAAGGAAACTTTGTTGTTTATCAGTGTATTCTCTTTTTTTCTTTTGAGTAGGAACGTATTGAGTAAGATCAGACATAGGTAGGAAATGTGCCGAAAGTTATCTAACAAAGAGTTGTACCACAGAGATTAACAAAATTAAAGCTTGACGGGTAAATAAGTCCCTATGTATAATATTTTACATAAGGAACATATCTAACAAGTTAACCTTCTTTAACTAATAATTAATAATTATAGGTAACCTATATAAATAGGTTACATAGGTAACTCATTTTATAAGAGAGCGGCTTTAATATCTTAAACAAGCTGATTACCTTCCCTCTACCATTACTGGTACTTTTATTCTTTTTAGCTAGTTAGTGACCACTAACACCCTAGATATGCAGCTATACAGGTAAGTGAGTACTTACTTCACTTATAGATAAGCTTTTTAAATCTTGACAGCCTAAAACCAGGCAAAATGTTTGAGAATGCATTTAAGACACCACCTACCCCCCTACGGGCACCTGCCTACCCCGTTGTTAGTGAGTACTTACTTCAAAAAACTGGGCTGCATTGTGCGCTGCAACATGAAAATAGATCAACCGATCTAGCAACTGCTATGTTAGTAAGCACTAACTAACTTTGCCTGTGTTCCATTTGGCAATCTTGACAATATGTGAGTGAGTACTAACTAACGTAAAATACAGTTTACAACTGCCGACCACATTCTGAAATTTTCTTATAAATCAGATACTTGTTATAACTTTACAATATAAGCCGTTAGACTCATTCTGAGCCGTTCTGAGCCTGTTTGCTGACACCTTATACAGGCTATACCTGATACATCGTTCTCTTTTTTCCATCAGACTTCTTCTTTATCTCCACGATTCCTCCATGATTCTCAATTAGAAATTCATTTTCTTCCTGTAACTTGTACCAATCGAATCAATACAAAAGGTAAGCACAAAAAGACACATAGAGAACGGCAGTACGCGCAGATGTGTAACTGGAACATAGTAAGTTCTCACGGTTTGTCGACCTACTGATCAAGGTAATCAATCCTAGGTCTAGCTGAATATGTACTGATTGACAGATAAACAGGTAGCCTTTTTTGGCAGAGTTTAGAAGTCTTTTGAGGGCTTAGGTGTAGCTGATAATTGAAGCACCACATCTAGGTAACGGGTTCAGCGAAACATGGCTGGAGGGGTAGTCCCTAGGTTTAAGAGACACACGAAAAAGCGGCAGAGATGCGCCATGTGGCCCAGTTCTAAATTGCGAAAGGATTTAGTACCGTTTCATAGGGGGAGCACCTAAAACAATTTATTGTCATGGTGTTAGACCAGAGAGGCAGCCAGCACTCGCATAGTAGAGGGCCAGAAAATTACAATGTTTTTTGGTGTGCGTATCTAGGTACAGTGGGAAGGTAACGACTCACAAAATATCAAAGTTTTAATAAACCATCATTTTAGTTAATTCTAAAGTGGTGGTTTTTTTATGTCTTTTTGGAATATAGAAGGCATAAACACAAACCACTATTTTAATAATTTTCGAGGTGAAAAAATGACTGTAGATATTAAAACTTTAACCGCTAAAAAAGCCCGTCAAATGGCAGAGTCTGCAACTGTTGAAGGTGTACTCGCAACTATTGCAATTCTAATAAACTGGGCTGCTTATCAACTGCAAAAGTCTGGCAATACCAATGGCTTTACATTACTGAGGGAATTTATCCCGCTTTTTGTACGCAAGCCAGTAGGTTTAACCCAGAGAAATCTTGACCGAATGTTAAGTGATAATGGCGTGACATTCGACAAAGAAAAGAAAGTCTACAAACTTTCTAAAGATTCGCAGTTGAAAAACGGCGGTGAAGTTAATACAACAGATGCTGCAATGTTTGAAAATGTATCATTAGAAGCATTTGAAAACACGATCAGCGAAGCTAATGAAGAAAAGAAAACTTCTTCAAAAAGCCCCACCATTCAAGAAAGAATCAGAAAACTAGCTGAAAAGGCAAAGTCTGAAAATATTGGAGATCAGGAATTGATAGCCATTATTGCAGATGTTTATGGTGTACAGCTTGAATTGGTAGAAGAAGCAGCCTAAATCTTTAAGCTGTAAAAACCTAGCACATATCTAGATAGGCAACTATTTACATATGTGCATGGTTTTTAAGTGTGTCCCTCATTCATAGATGGACGCACCTAAAAACCAATCCTGGTTTTGAAGGTAGACCATAGGACGGTAGGCAATTAGTAAAAGCCTTTTAAGTAAACGATAGGTCTAAGTGAAAGAAAATAGACAAGCCTTGTTTCACACCTTCATTCTTTAGATATTCATCATACTTGGAGGTACAACTATGGCAGGATCAATGCCAGCAAAAACAATCAAAGCGAAGGCCAGAAGTAAAAAGGTTACACGCAGAAAAAGAAGTGAACGTGTTTCTAATAGAATGGCTAGAAGAGCAAAATTCCTAGAATTCCTAGCAGGAAAGGCCGCTTCTTAAACCAAATTGAGTTGGCTGATCTCGCTAATAAAACAGCCACTAATTTTGATAGTCACCTTTGGAGGTGAAGCCTGTGATACCAAATGAAACAGCTTTAAAAGGGCGGGATTACTTTCGCTACTTGACTGCTCAACTCGATATTAAACCCCTCG